AGAAGGAATTACAACCTCTTGAATGTATCTACGATTTTCTTCTACAAGTTTTACCTTATGATCTATCTGAGCACCCCACCATATAGCACCACCTAATTGTACTGCTAGAAATGTAAGCACTGGGATTGGAATGTTTTTCATTAAATTAACCCTCGTTTAATGTACCAAATGACCTACGTATCTCACGTAGTTCCTCAAAGTTCTTTTGCTTTGTGCCACCGTCATATTCCCAAGCATATCCCTCTTCGATCATTTTTTCGTTGAGCGATAGTTCATCATCACCAATGTATAACCAACCAAGCAAGCGACCATACTTACCCATCCCACCTTTAAGTTCAGTTCGTATAGTGAGTTCATCATCTCCATCGATTGCATCCTCCAAATTTTTTTTCATCCAGTTTGTAGCGTCTAGTCCCAGTGCTTTCTCTTCCAGATCTCTTGTTCTTTTCTCTGGTGTATCAACTCCTGCAACTCTAACTCTTTCTTTCTTGTATAGATCAAACCCAAGATCAATGGTGACATCAATAGTATCCCCGTCAACAACACGATTAATCTCCGTTACTCTAAAGTTATAGCAGCTTTTCCTGCTTGGTGGAACCATTGCTCCCATTTTCATGCTCCCAAAAATTATCTAGTGCACTATTTATAGCATCACCTGGTTTGGTTGCTGTCCTTTCTATCTGACCTTTCCTTGCATTTTTTATAAATTGCATTTGTATACTTTGCCAATGAGCAGGATCATAGATATCTATTTCTCCTCTTAATTCCTGTCTTGGAATCATAATTAAATCTCTATCATCAACTTCTTGTGCATGTGCAGGTGGATCGGTTATTGGTGCTGTACCACACATTGTTAAAAAAAATATTGGAATTATTGCTAACTTATTCATCTTTACCCTCCACTTTCATTACAACCACAGGTGCTATCACTCTGTGAAATTCACGGAAGTATTCTTCTCGATTCTTTGCATACTTTCGTTCTTCTTTTTTAGTCATTAGGAAAGAAATGATCGTATCTCATTATATAGTATATTGCTATTGTAACACAAACTAATAATATTGCAACCATTATAACAATCGACCAAGTAACCGTTTGAGCTGCCATAACTTAATCCTCCACCATTTACGTTTACGTTTGTTGGGTAATATTTCTTTAAACCGATGCATCAAATACCTTGGTCTTTATATCGAGAGTAAAACTCTTTCAATGATGATTGACATTGACCTTTGTTTTCAGTATCTGGGTCTTCATATCCTTTAATTCTTTTCCATTCATTATGCAGTGCACCTAATAACCACGCTTGAGAAAGACTATGAGGTCCGTTCTCTAATAGTTCAAGATGTCGTTTGTTATTACAAAAGTTTTTAGCGTAGTCCTCTCTCCAATTTGAATCGTCATATGTTTTTTCCATTATAGTCCTTCGCTCCAAAAGTTATCGACAGGGGTTATGTTTCTTGAAACAAAAAATAAACCAAGATTAGTTAGAAACCAAAATGCATTTATAATCCAAGTGTTTCTCCAAAGATATTTTCTGTTATACTCTACAATATAAATGTCTCTTTCATTACCACCTTTTCTAACTATCTGCTCTAATCCTAATGCAACAACAAAACCGATTGCGTAGATGTAAAAGATAAAATTTAGAAAACTAGATGTGAGTAATAAAAGAGAAATCATTTAATTGTTACGGTTGTAATATTTATTATATCACTAAACCATCGACATCGCAAGTTTTAATTCTCTTGCGTGATTAAGTTCGTCTTCTGCTATCTCTGCAATCTTTTTATCCTCTGGATGATACGCAGAGTATTTGACATAAGTTTCATATGCGTGTTTTTCAATCTTCATATTGATGTCGTACGCATCTATTGGACTAGCGAAATAATAAACAACCATAATCCAATAGTAAAGAAGAACCAAGTGTTTAGCGAAGAATCTATCGATCCAGTGCTCATTGCCTCCACGAGTTTCCATCTCTTCCAAATGTTCTGTTTCATTTAATGCCTGATAGAAATGTTCCTTCATTAAGTATATATGGTCTTCTCCTCTTAATCCAAGTGACTCACGAAAGTGAAGTACACTTATGAATGAGAAGTATGGTGCTCTTGCAATTACTTCAAGAACCCAGAATCTTTGAAAGTCTCTACCTCGATAGAGAAAATCAATGATGTAAATTGTGGTGTCTAGCACCCAAGTATTAAATTTTTTCATACCCAAGCGTAATTAATTGATGTGTAAACTGCTATACAGATGAATCCAAATAGAATAGTTGTTGATTTGATTGGTAGATTTTTCATTTGACCTCCTCAATTTTTTCCAAAGAAAAAGGATGTGCCTGTAGATAAGGTACATCCTCCCTTGCGTGTCTTACTGCTTCAAAAGCGTCGGTGGCATATTCGCCTATTTCGTGATACTCATTTAGTTGGTCGTGCCAACCAAGTGTGTAATGGGACATGATAGTTTCAACTCCAGTACATTATTATTTAGTATATCATACTAGGTATAAATACGCATTTATGTGTGGACTCCCACACCTATCACACTCTTTTTCTCCTTATCTTAACAATTGAAATACCTGCTATTAATCCTACAACTAAACCTAGAGATGCTACTGCAACTGTAGTACTGAATACCAATTCAACTGGAACAAATGGTTGTGCTTCCCAAGTGCCTGGCAATGTATATACTGATGGGTTTGATCCAAAAATCATTTTTCCTCCTCGTGTAAATCAGGTAGTCTCTCCTCTACCCAGTGTTCTTTGTTGTCAATACCCGCAGCTTCAACGTATCTCATAATATGTTGATCTACTTGATGAAAGACAGGATGTAAATCTAAATCCATACGAATATCATGTGCAATCTCTGCAACCTGTTGCTCTGTTAAGCAATGATCAGGATGTAATAAATCACAGCAAGGTATTCTTGATTCAATCAATTCATTCAAATTGATTCTTATTTCGTAGTCTTGGTAGACTGCCATTTTAATTATTTACTTTCTCTATGTATATTCTAGCAGAAAATTTTAGAATTGCAACTTAACAATTCTTATTTAAGTCTTCTGCCATACCACCACCTATTTCTGCACCTTGATTACCACTGAACATTGTTACCCAACCAGCAGCAACCCAACCAATAATGGGAATATTAGCGACGCTAGGAGCAACACTGGCACCAACACTTGAACCCACGAGTCTTCCTGTTTGCTCTGCTCCTCCGATTGCTTTGATACAGGCTTCTGATTTTTTATCTCCTTCTGTAACTGTGATTGGTTTTTTGTGAACTGCACCGTCCATTGTGTACTGTTCCACGACTTTAACTTTGTTGTTAGCCAATCCAAGAAACCCACCTTTAGTATTGCTATCCCTTTCCACACGCATTACTTTTGGATCGTTTGCTTTATAACTTATCTTATATCCATTATGTCCAACTTCTGCTTCATATGATGTGTAAGGACCAACTGGTAAGTTGATGCTTGGTAATTTACTTTGACGATTTGATAAAGAACCTATCATACCAATGTGAGATAAACCAATGAGTCCACCCAATCCCAAGGCGAACCATTTACCCCATTTCACTTCTTTCTTTTCCATTATCCTTTCTTAGGTGGTACTGAAGGTGCAAGAACCATTGGTGCTTGCTCGATTCTTATTGTTTGTGCGGGTGCTGTATTTGCTGCTTTCTCAATTAATACTTCCATATCTTTCTTGGATATACTTGCTCCTCCTCCCGATGATGCATTCTTTTTCCTTTGTCCTGCCTCAACACCAAATGTAGCTAGGACCCCCGTAAAGACCGAAGCTATGAAAGTTGGATCAATATTCTCCTGTTTTGATAAACCAGGAAATTGAACATAATTTAATGTCAATATTCCACCTGCCCAGATCAAAATCCCAAGTCTTACAAAAGTACTTAGGATCATCATCTGTTCTTCTTTGTCATCCATTGCCTCTTTAAGTTTACCTAGAGGACCTTTAGATTTTACTTCTTCTTTTTTTGTTTCAGCCATGGGATCACTGCATCTATATTATATATAGACACTTAATCCTTAAAAACCGAATGGTACGGGTGATTCTGGTGCAGCAGGTGCATCTGGTGTAGGAGTTGATGGTGATGGTAAACCTAGACTACCTCCACCTAAACCACCAAGGTCTCCAAGACCACCAAGTTTTTCGGTGACTGCTTCCATTACCTTGCCTTTGACGCTATCGATAATCGCATCCTTGCGTATGAATACGTAACCGCCAAGACCAACAACGGTGAGAGATATAACACCACTTGCAATAGCGATTCCATTTACTATTTTTTGTAACATAATACTATTTAATACAAATTATATATCATACTCGCTACCTTCTCCCATATATTCAAGAGAAACGATATCGTGATTGGCATTTTTATCTTCTCTAAGCAACCACTCTGCAAATTCTTGACGAATCGATACTGCATCTTTTAATTGTTCAATATCACCGTCTGTACATAAATCATTCATTCGGTCTATCGACCAATCATAAGTCGTCCTTAGATTTTTCGTAAAACTGTCCATAATCTTTACGCATATAGCGTCCGAGTATGTTGCTATTATAATACATCGGTGTTCCGTCGTCAAGTGCTTCCATCAACACATTGTGTAAGAACAGTTGTTTTGTCTCTTCGTAGTTTACTTTTCCAAGGGTTTCATGGAGGGAGATGATTTCTCTTCTGAAAGAGTCTTTTCCAATTTCTCTAATATCTCGTTTAAGATCGTCAGAGCTTCCATAATATCGCTTCCAGTCTGACTCTGAGGTAACTTTTCGCTTTCCTCCTTTGGGTTTTCTTTTTTGAGTAAAATATTTTCTTCCGATATATTGCTTTCCGTTTGTAGTATTGGTGATGCGATAGACGAACCCATAGTAATCTCCAATATCATCAGAGGTAAAAGGATTACCTTCATACATCCAAGGGTTTTCATAATCGACTTCCAAAACAGTAATCATATTTTAACACATTCATATCTATATATCCATAAATATCAATAAACGATTATATAAATGACTGTTTATAGAAAAAACATAACTATTAATGTTGGTGAAACTTTCAGTGAAGACTTAACATTAATAAGTGCTGATGGAACTGGAGTAGTTGATTTATCAGGTTTTACAGGTGAATCAAAACTAAGAAAGCATCC